ACGTCGTCGGCAAACCCGGCAAGCTTCATGATGAATTGAAGGTGCCGGAAGGTAAAAAAATACCAGCCAAAAAACTTGCCGAAGGTCTGAAATCTCCAGACCCAGAAGTTAGGCGCGATTCTGCTCGGGCCAAAACCATGATGGGTTGGAACCACGGGGATCGTGAGAAAAAGAAAAAAGAATCGCTTTACGACAACCCGGCTAGCAAAAAATATCGCAAATCTAAGTCTGATGATTAAGGAGTCGCCCAATGGCTGCTGAGCCAAAAAGCCGCAAGGCATCGCTTTACGATTCCGAATCTTCAGAACGGATGCGGGCCGAGAAAGAGCCCAAAAAGGTTGAGCGCGAAGAAGGCGAAATGCGCCGAGGGCGCAAAGAGGCCGAGGAAAAAGAGTCGGATCATGTAACGAAAAAGCCTGATCCGAAACCGGGCGGCACAAAAAAGCTTGGCGGTGATGCTGAACGCGGCGGCCATAAGGCCGAGCGGATGGCGATGCACACCAACCATGAACGCGAACGCCGTGACATGCACGGGTCGCAGCGGGAAGAGCATCGTAAGATGGCTGAACGGCATGAGGAAGAGCATTCCAAAGCCGATCAGCATAAGGTCGTGCATCTGCATCGTAAGCACGAGAAAGAGCATCACGAGATGCAGGTACGGCATCACCGCGCTATGGGTGAAATGCAGGCTCGCCATCAGGCAGAAATGATGGACATGAACCAAAACCAAGAACCCAACGCCATGGGTGGCGGTGAAGCTGGGCAAGAACCGGCGCCGCCGGGCGACATGATGGCTGAGGCGCCTGGTGGTCAGCCCGGTGGTGTGCCGCAGACTGCGCCGCCCGCAACGCCCGTTCAGGGCCAGCAGCAGGCGGCATAAAGTGGCGCAATTTACCAAATATGTGTCGACTGAAATGTCGGACGATCAAAAGTTAGATTTTGGTTTTCCGACAATGTTAGGGAAAGACATACCTGATTATCCTCCTGGCATGAAAATAGAAATGGACGAGAACTTGCTGGAAAAGCTTGACCTCGGTCATGATTGTGAACCTGGAGATTACCTTCACCTTCGTTGCTTTGCTGTCGTAACTGGCGTTCACCGAGAACAGAAAAATGGCAAAGACGAAGTAAGGGTTTGTTTGACTTTGGAAAAAATCTCAGCCGAGTCTGAAGACGATGAAGCTGAGGATGCAGACGAGGACGACTTCGATGAGTGAAACGTCTCGGCTTCCTTATCAGGTTTTAATTGACACCGCATATCACCGAGCTGGCGATGTCGTAAACCTTTGGCCCGATCAGGTTATTCCTGGTCGGCATATTCCGCTTGTAACGCCAGAAGACGCAACGATTTCGGTGTCAGACCTTGCGGCAAAGGCCGATTCAAACGAAACCAAAATTTCAGTTCTGGAAGCTGAGTTTTCCGAAATTTCGGCGGCGGTCAAATCAACCACCGCCGTTGACGCGCTGAAAAGTGAAATTGAAAAACTTTGGGCGCGCTTGGTGGCGCTTGAAAACGCAAAACCTTCTGCCGACCATTAAGGGCTTGAAGGAGTGGTTGCCAGCACGACTTCAACAACGATCGTCAATCGCGCTCTTCAAGAGATTTCCGCTCAAGCTACCGTAACGGGAACAAACCCAGCGTTTGATGGGTCGGCAGCCGGGAACGCTGCATCCATTCTTTACACGCCATCGGTTCAGACGCTTTTGCGGCAAACTGATTATGAGTTTTCCAGAGCCGTTGAGACTTTAACGCCGGCTTCAATAGCGCCTCCTTTAAACTGGGGTTATGCATTTAATTACCCGGGCGATTGCATAAAAATACGCCAAATTCTTCCAGGCACGCTTTCAACAAATAATGATCCTCAGCCAATAACTTGGGATGTGATTACAACTTTTGTTTCTGGATCGCAAGCAAGAGTGATTTGCACAAACATTCCGGCCAGCACAATTGTTTATACGACCAATTCTGTTTCAGAATCAGAGTGGGATTCTTTGTTTGAAGAAACAGTTGTTCGTTATTTGGCAAGCGAATTTGTTATGGCGCTCGGCGGTCGACCAGACTTTAGCGAAAAAATGCTCGGTGTAGCAGGCGCGCTTTCCCAAGGGGGCGCAGGTAAGGATAGTTAGGGATGCACTTTGCTCGCCAGATAATTCAAAACCCGCCAGTATCATTCCTGGCGGGTTTTTTGTTGTGTATTTTTTGCGCGTTGGTGCCTTCCGTAGTTTTTGCTCAAGGCGGCGTTATGCAATACGGCCCGGTTAACACTGGGCATCCTGCCATGTGGTATGGTAATGGGGCGATTGGCGATGGTGGAAGCCCGCAGGGCGGCCCCGTGGGAGCCTTGGGCCTTACGGGCATTGGCGTAACGAATTCCACACCGCAGGCTGTTTGCGCCACCAGCGGGCCGATTACGACTTCGTATGCGCAACTTTGCCTTGGGTTCAACAACGGCACTCCACAAATCACGCTTGGCGGGTATCCGCAACCGACCAGTCTTCAGTTTTTGATTAACGGCAACACCTATACGATCCCGAGCAATTTGTGTTCGGCTTGCGGCACCATGGCGGCGCAAAACGCCAACAACGTGTCAATCTCCGGCGGCAGCATCTCTAACGTTGCGTTATCTGGATTGACCAGTGCGGTTTTTAATGGCGCGACGCTGACCAACACGGTGTTGAGCAATACCGATCTAACACTTACGACTGCCGGGCAAACCCTTACGGCCCAGCCCCTTACGTCGTGGCTCGGGGCCGCTACGGTTCCGAACAAAACCGTGTTTATCGGTAGCGTTATCAGCGGCTATGCCAACCTGGCAAATCCAGCCAACATTCCGCAAATTTTGGCGAGCGGTAAAATTGGGCTTTACCAGCACGCCAACGGCAATGCGCTTGTCGGTGCAGCCACGATGGCACAAATTTGGAATACGTTTTCCGGAACTGGGGTTGGCCCTGGAAACGGTAGTGGACAAAGTATCGGTGAGGTTGGCGGTGGATTTGATCAACGTCAATACTTTACTCCTAATTTTACAAATCCGGGCGGAAATTATTATCCGAACGAAGTGAATATGGATGTGGGCGGAGCAACGGGGACATATACCGCAACATCTTCAGATAAATATCCCGGAACAGTTTACACCGGTTATTATACTTCTGCCGACATTGCTCCAATGGAAACTTATGGACCCATTGCGGCCGGGTATGGCGCAAAAAATTCTGCGGCTTTTATATTTTCTCCAAATGGGACTTTTGGCCCTGGATACATCGACGGAGACGATCCTTTTGCCACCAGTGGGTATTGGGCAAACGTAAGGGCGTTTGCGCTTTACAGCGGAGCTATGGTTCTGGATGTGCCTCCAAGTTATGCGAATTATAGAGGAACACAATATGTAAATTTAATTGAACAAATGATAATTTGGGGTGTTCAGCAACATATCCGTGTTACCGTTCTTGTATCTCCCTATGCGGCTCAGCCAGATTCTCACGGAAATACACAAGGATGTGGTTTTGATCCTTATATGATGGAAAACACCCAAAGTTTATTTGGGCAATTTCACGCTGCTGGCGCAATGCCGACCAGTTGGGTTGTTTTAAATTATGCACAGAACAACGATCCTTCTTGCCTTTCAAGCAATCACGTTGCCACTGAAAATGACATTGCTCCAAATGATACAACGCCAGAAAGCTTAAATGTTATTGCCCTTTATCTCGCTAGAGTTACTCAACCGGCGCCCGCCGGAACAGCTCCGAGCCAATATAATGGGATCGCCGATGCTGGGCTTTTGACTTCGCAAACGCCGGTCCCGGCTATATCCGCAAGTTTGTCTCTTGCACACGTAGGGCCGTTAAATCTTTCTGACGTCAACGGATATGGCAGTATGGCAACGCAGGAAAGCAGTGATGTTCATATTACTGGTGGAATTATCACAGGTTCCCCAAGTATAGAATTGACATCTGTTCCAATTTGGTTGGATGGAGACATTGTTCAAGGTAGTAATGGTGTTGTATATTTAAACGCAAACTCTGGAAACGCCAATACATTAAGTTTTAATGTTCCAGGCGGTGCTGCTGCTAACGTAAAGGTAGATGGAACATTAACTTTAAATGATGGGATAATTTTCGGCACTAATCCAACTATTAGCGGAACCGCGCCTATATTTTCGAGTGGACTGATTGTTCAAAACACAGGTGGAGAGGGAGCAATATATCTAAATACTACTGCTGGAAATGCCAATACGCTAAATTTTAGTATTCCCGGTGGTGCTTCTGCCGCTAATGTAAAGGTAGACGGGCTATTAACACTTAATGACGGGATAACGTTCGGCACAAATCCAGTTATTAGCGGAACCGCGCCGATTTACACAAGTGGTTTAATTGTTCAAACCAGTAGCGGTGCGGTGTTTTTAAACACGACGACTGGGACAAATACATTAGATTTTAGTGTTCCTGGCGGAGGCGCAGCAAATGTTAAAGTTGATGGGTTGTTGACCTTAAATGACGGTATCAACTTTGGCACAAATCCGACTATAAGCGGAACCGCACCAGTTTTTACCAGTGGATTAATTGTTCAGACTGGCAGTAGTTCTGTTTTTTTGAACACGTCTACTGGAACCAATACGTTAAGCTTTTCCATTCCGGGCGGTGCTGCTGCGACAGTCAAAGTTGATGGGCCGCTTGATTTAAATGATGGAATTGTGTTCGGAGCAGGCGGTTCTGTTATCAGCGGCCAAGCGCCGATCTTCACAACTGGCATTCTGATCCAGGGCGCTGGAGGTTCTTTTTCTCTAAATCAAGGAACGGTTGCCAACACGCTTCAGCTTGTGGTTCCTGGAAACACGTTCCCAGCGACGTTTGAAGCGTCTTTGATTGGTGCCAATCAGAGCATTGGCGCCATAACGAAACCTGGAGTTTTTTCAGCAAGCGGCCCAACGCTCGGTTGGAATTATAACACTCTTGGTGACAGCGATCTCTTTTTAGGCCCCGGCACGTCATTAGGTGGATTAAACATCTATGCGGTTAACGCTAGCGGTATCGTACAAGAGGCGCCTGGCAGTCCGATTTTCTCTATAAGCGCAACCGGACAAGTTAATATTACTGGAGGGGGATTAATTGCCGGTTTGGTAACATCTTCAAACACCGGTCAATTTTATCAAAACAACAACGCTAATGTTTTTCGCTTTGCAGATCGAACATTGTTGGGCGCGGCGGCTAGCAACCCAGCTAACTCGACTAGGACCACAACACCTACCGACTGGCTTAGCAGCATGATGGCTGCAACCCCGGTTGGTCCATACGCGACATACGGCGCTCAAACGGCATCCTTGGCGAGGTATGGGTCAATTGGCTTTCTGGGGGCATCAAGATCGTCTGACGCTTACTCAAATTCGAGTTTGCTCGGTTATACGCCCGCACCGATTGGTATTGCCTCTTGGGGCGTCAACGACAGCACGGCTAGCACCACTTTGAATGCCTGGGCTTATTACGGCGAAGCGTGGCGAGAAACAGGTGTAAACATTCAGCCGACTTTTGGCATGGAGCTTGAAGCTGTTAATTTTGGTGGCACCCCTACTGGGTACACGACGCCATACCAGACAAACGTTGGGGGGGGTGTGTATGGTTTGCAAAGGGGTTCAGGGGGCGGTCAATCAACGACAGGTTCGACTCCGGTTGGTAATGGTGAAGCCGTAATGTCTGTTGTGGCCAATCCGACGCCATGGCGCGGAGGTATCGTATTTGGCGCCACATCATTGTTGGGAACAACAGGCACGACTGGCGATACCGGTTACGCGGAAGCCATTAGTTTGGGAAAAAACCAAGCCATTGCCTGGCATACGCCGGAAACAGTGAGCGGGGCTCCTGGGTTTAACACTGGTGGGTTTATCCGCAGCACCGTTACGCTTGGTGCCGACGCGTCTCGTATGGAATTTCAAAATTCCGGGATCATTTTCAGCAACACAACAGGGCTCCCAATTTTCAGCGTTTTAACCAACGCAACACCAACGAACACGCTTGAGATTCAATCAGGCGCAACGACGCAAGCCGCCGGATTATACGTTCTTGAAGGTTCTGGAGGATCAGCCAATCTTGGGCTTTATCCCGCTTCGGGTGGAGAGCTGCAAGTCACTTCGGCTTCAACTACAACTGGTGCAACTGCGGCTGTGGTTCCGGCATATGGATTTCTTCATATGAACGTCAATGGTTCAGAAGTTAGGATACCGTTGTATTCTCCTTCTCAAGCTGGTGGGTGATGGCTACGAGCGTTGAACAAATATGTAACCAAGCGTTGCGTCGAGTTGGCAACGAAACGCCAATTGGGTCTATTTATGAGGGTTCTCGTGCTTCTCGGATTGCGCTTGATCTTTACGGCGCAACTCGTGATGAGCTTTTAAAATCCCAAGATTGGGATTTTGCAGAGCGGCTTGTTACCCTGACGGCATCAAGCGTTTCGGCGCCGGCCGGGTGGCCGTATGTCTACACGTATCCGGCTGATTGTTTAAAAGTCCGGTATGTGCAGCCATCCACCATTCCGTCGCCCAACCTTGATCCGGTCGCGACCTTGTTTACTGATCTCAACGTAAATGCATCAGGCACCCAGACTCGCGTCATTGTCGCGAATATCTCGCCTGCAGTGCTGTGTTACACCGGCCAGATTACCGACATGACGACGTGGGACGCTGGCTTTAACGAAGCTCTTGTTGAAGAACTTGGCCGGCGGTTTGCCGAGGCGTTTGGAATGCCGGAAGATTCTGTTGTAAACCGCACTAGCCTGGCGCAGCGAGCGGACGGAGATTTAGCTAACGCGCAATCTCGGACCCCTCCCAATCCGATGCGGGTATTAGGAATGCCAGAACCAGCCGGGCGGCGTGGATAAGCGATGTCATCTGTCAGCACCGTTGAGGGCATCTGCAACCTCGCGCTTGATCGGATTGGGTGGCCTCGCAGCATTGGCAGCATTTACGAGGGAACGGCGGAAGCGCGAGTTGCACTTCGGGGTTACGGTCAAACTCGTGATGAGCTTTTAAAATCTCAAGATTGGGAATTTGCCGAACGGTTCGTTACCTTGACGGCAACGGGTTTTTCTCCGCCGCCGATTTGGTCTTATGTCTACACATATCCGAGCGATTGCCTAAAAGTTCGCTACGTCATAGAGGGTAGCGCTACCGCAACCGACATGGACCCAAAATCCACGCTTTTCGGCGATATCAACGTTACGTCACCATCCAGCCTTCGGGTCATCGTCGCAAACGTGTCGCCTGCAACGTTGTGTTACACCGGCCAGGTAACGGACATGACGACATGGGACACGGGTTTTACCGAGACTTTAATTGAAGAACTTGGCCGAAGATTTGCGGAAGGTTTAGGCTCGGCGGAAAATATTGTTGTTAACCGGGCCGCCATAGCGGCTCAATCTGAAATTGGCTTATCACGGTCTCAGACAAACGTTCCGTCCAATATGATGCGCATGACACCTCAAAACACTAGCGAGCAACGGTAAATGGCTTCTGTTTCATCCGTCACCGAAATTTGCAATCTGGCGCTAGATCGCATTGGGTGGACGCGCTCAATCGGAAATATTTACGAAGGCACGGTTGAGGCCCGAGTAGCCTTACGGGCATATGGGCAAACGCGTGATGATGTTCTTAAAACCCAAGATTGGGATTTTGCTGAACGTTTTATTGCCTTGACGGTTGCGAGCGAAGCGCCGCCACAGGTGTGGGCCTATGCGTTCAATTATCCGAGCGATTGCCTAAAGGTTCGGTACGTCATGGGCACTGGTGCGGGACCAAACGATCTTGATCCGCGTCCGACGCTTTTTGATGATCTGAACGTCACGTCTGGCGGGACGCAATACCGGCTTATTGTGGCCAATACGTCGCCTGCAACATTGTGTTACACCGGCCAGGTGACGGATATGACGACCTGGGATGCTGGATTTGTCGAAGCCATGGTGGAAGAACTGGGGCGCCGGTTTGCTGAAGGCCTCAATTCTGGTCAAAATGTTGTGGTCAATAGAGCCAACATGGCGGCTCGGTCGGAAGCTGATTTGGCGGGATCGCAGACAACCGTTCCGCCCATCATGCCCCGAATGGCTCCTCAAGGCGGTAATGAGCAGCGAAACCAGTGACATATGTCGCATCTGTTGCTGAAGTTTGCAATCTTGCCTTAGACCGAATTGGCTATCGGCGATCCATTGCCAATATCTACAGCGGAACGGCGGAAGCACGAATTGCCCTCCGGGCTTATGCTCAAACGCGCGATGATTTGCTGAAAAGCAAAGATTGGGATTTTGCCGAGCGAATTGCCGATTTGGCAGCCACAAGTTTTCAACCACCTCGCGGTTGGCAATACAGTTATGTTTGGCCTACCGATTGCCTAAAAGTTCGATATGTCAGCGCTACCAGCATTGGCGATGATGATCTTGACCCGCGACCGACGTTGTTTGACGATTTGAACGAGTCTGGTCAGCGCGTCATTGTAGCGAATATCAGCCCCGCGTCCCTAACTTACACGGGACAAATCACTGACATGACGACATGGGACGCGGCTTTTGTCGAACTCATGGTGGAAGAACTTTCGCGCCGGTTTGCCGAGGCGCTAGGCTTGGCAGAAAATGTCATTGTGAACCGCGCTACCATGGCTCAGCAAGCCGATATGACGCTGACGGGGTCACAGGCCACGACGCCCAACAACTCGGCCAAAACGGCCGCGCAGCCGCAGCGAGATAGAGGTTGAGCAGCGTCAGTTCGGTTGCGGAAATCTGCAACCTTGCGCTTGACCGGATCGGGTGGCCTCGCAGCATTGGACGCATTTATGACGGCACCATTGAAGCTCGGGTCGCAATCCGGGCATATGGGCAGACCCGCGATGATGTTTTGAAAACACAGGATTGGGATTTTGCAGAGCGCTTGGTGGCGTTGACGCCGTTTACCGGCACGACACCAATCGGATGGCAATACGCTTATTTGTGGCCATCGGATTGCCTGAAAGTGCGGCTTGTCAGTTGGGCGGATGCGCCAATTCCGAATTTTGATCCTCGCCCGGCATTGTTTACGGACTTAAACGTTGCACAACCAAGTAGCCAACGTCTCATTGTAGCAAACGTGTCACCCGCTAACCTGACTTACACCGGCCAGGTGACGGATATGACGACCTGGGATGCGGCCTTTACTGAATCGCTGATTGAGGAATTGGCGCGCCGGTTTGCCGAAGCCTTAAACGCCCCTGAGCAAGTTGTCCAAGGTCGTGCCGCAATGGCCGACCAAGCGGCTGTGGAGCTTGCCGGCTCGCAGGTCAGCGTTCCGGCCAACATCATTCGGGCACCCGCCCGCGAGGCGCGTCAGTGACACAGGTTCAGACCCCAGAAGAGGTGTTGAACCTTGCTTTGCTGCGCATTGGCTATCCGCGGTTTATCAGCAACCTGAATGCCGGCACCAAAGAAGCTCGGGTAGGTTTGCAGATTTACGCACAAACTCGCGATGATGTGTTGCGGCTTGGGGATTGGGGGTTTGCTCAGCGGGAGGTCGCTTTGATTTTGCTCAAAACCGCTCCGGTTGGCGGGTATGGGCTTACGCCATGGACCCCAGCCAACCCGCAGCTTCCTTGGATATACGAATACCAGTATCCCAAAGATTGCTTGTTTGTGCGCGCCGTTCGGCCAACGCCGATTTTTATTCCCGAGTTTTCCCCACGGCCATATGTGTTCAATGTGGCGAACGATGACGCGATCGGACAAAAAGTTATCCTCACCAATGCGCCCAATGCCATTGCGGTTTATACGGGACAAATCTTCAATTTGTGGCAATGGGAGCCTGCATTTATTGAAGCGTTAGTAAGCGCCTTGGCGGCAAAATTCCAAGAGGCTTTGATGCCGTCTCTTGAAGCTTCTAAAGAACGCGAAGCCGTTTCGGCGCGCGACGGCGCCGCGGCTGAACGGGCGCAAGGCTGATGCCGACTTTACCGGCCGACGTGGTAAACCGATCGCTTGATGCAATTTTGGCCGGCGTCACGATTGGCGATTTAAACGAAGGCACTACTGCGGCCCGAGTGGCTGTCCGGCATTATTTGCCTACTTTAGAACAATTGCTCCGATCCGCTCACTGGAATTTTGCCAGAAAATCTGCTCGCCTTTTGATGCTTCAAGATGCAACTGGCCAAACGCCAAATGTTGCTGTCGGCACGCCTGGAATGGGAAATTGGCGATACGAATATGCGTGGCCGACTGATGCCCTTCAGGCCAGGTACGTAACTCACACGCTAAAAAGATATTGGTTGTATCCGCAAGGTCAACTTAACAGCCAAAGTTATCAACTTCCGCCTCAGCCGATCATGTCGGGCATTGGCATCACGCCAAATCATTCACACGTCCAGCAAAAGCCAGTTCGGTTTTTGGTTTCCCAAGACGTTGTGCCGACGCAGATCGGCGCGCCAGTCGGGTGGGATCAAGAGACTCAACTTGACGGCCTGTATGGTCAAGCTCCAAATCAGCAAACCGTTATTTTAACCAATTTGTGCAACGCATCTTTGATCTATACCGCCATGGTGCCGTATCCCGACGAATGGGATGTGCTGTTTCAACAGGCTGTCGTTTCGGCTTTGGCCGCTTATTTAGTGGTGATTTTGCCGGATAAGAAATTTGCTCTTCAGATGCGAGCCCAACAAATTGCAGTTGCAAAATCCGCAATAGAACAAGCTAGAATCAGAGATGGAAATGAGATGTGGGGAAACGTCGACCACGAACCTGACTGGATGAAAACTCGACGTTCTTATGGTTGGTGCCGGGGCGTTGGAGTTGGAGGTTGGGGTGATGGCGGCGGAGAAGAAGGCGTTTTAGGATATGGATGGAGCAGTTTCGGATTTGCCGATGGCAGCGCATACTGATTTACAATAATGTCGACACCGTTTATTCAGACCGCTTTTAACGGCGGAGAGCTTTCTCCTCAGCTTTATGGCCATGTTGATTTACAAAAATTTTCTATTGCCGCATCAACGATGCGGAATATGTTTTGCAATTATCGAGGCGGCGCATATAGTAGAGCCGGGACTGAGTTTTGTTTTCGAGCAAAGCAGTCATACTCTCTTAATTCTTATCCTCCGTGGTTGCTAAAGTTTCAATTTAGCATTAATCAAGGTTACGCGCTTGAGTTTGGCGACAATTACATGCGCGTATTTTATCAAGGTGCGGTAGTTTTAGAGCCGGCAATTACCGTTACGGGCGTAACGAATGCCAATCCCGGATATGTGTCAGCAGTCAATAGTTACGTTAATGGCGATTGGGTAACGCTTAACGGTTTTGTCGGCGGCATGACAAACCTGAACGGCAATACCTATATTGTTGCTGGGGTATCTGGCACTCATTTTGCTTTGACGGATTTGGACGGAAACAACGTTAATACGACCAGTTTTTCCGCGTATTCTAGCGGCGGCACTGCGGCGCGGGTTTTTACCCTTACGACCCCGTATGTAGCTTCAGACTTGCCGATGCTGAAATTTACGCAATCGGCCGATGTTCTGACGTTGACCCATAAAAGTTACCCGCCGCAAGATTTGACGCGGATTACGGCTTATGAATGGGTTCTGACGCCATCAACTTTTGCGGCCTTCATAGCGGCGCCAGCAAGTTGCGTCGGCACCGCGACCGTTCAGCCCACGCAATCAACTAGCCCGCCAACTCTTCCGGCCGCGTATGCTTATTGCGTTACGGCCGTCAGCGGGGCAACCGGAGAAGAAAGCGTTGCGTCGCCGATTGCCAATATTGTCAATTCTGTCGATATAGCTTCTACGGCTGGTTCTATAGTTATAAACTGGACGAGTATTCCGGCCGCCACGACATACAACATTTACAAAGCTCCGACGAGCTACAATACCGCACCCGGCAATGTCACGACAGCAGAACCCGTTCCGTCCGGTGCTATTTTCGGGTATGTCGGCACTTCGTATGGAACGCAATTTGTTGACAGCAACATTACGGCTGACGACACTCAAGTTCCACCCGTGCATAACAACCCGTTTGCGCCAGGGGCTATTTTAGCCGTCAATGTGTCAAGTTCTGGTTCTGGGCTTTCAACCGTTACGCCGACCGTCACGACATCAACCGGATCAGGTGCGGTATTTCAAAGCGTTGTCGTCAATGGAAATCTTGCGGCCGTCATTGTCTTAAATGGCGGGCAGGGGTACGTGTCGGGCGATACGATTTCGTTCGGTGGTCCTGGCGCTTATGCGACAGGAAACATTACGTTTTCAACGATCCCCGCTTCGGGCAATACCCTGAATCTTAACGGTCAGACTTGGACGTTTGTTGCTTCAAGCGCGGGTGCAAACCAAACCCTTATCGGAAGTTCGTTAGCTGCAACGCTATCCTCACTTGCTGCCAATTTATCTCAATCGTCAAGTTCGGCTTTAACGGCTGCGAATTACAACGCCAACGCCACGCAACTTCTTATCACGTCAGTGGTTCCGGGAACTTCCGGCAATACATACAGCCTAGCGGCCAGCAACGCAACGCCAAGCGGCGCTTACCTGACGGGCGGCGGTTCCGGAACTAACCCGACCGGAACGCTAAATGTTGGTCCTGAAACCGGCACATATCCAGGCGTTGTCGGTTATTACCAACAACGGCGCGTCTATGCCGGCACGAGCAACAACCCAGACAGTTATTGGATGTCTAAGCCTGGGCTGTTTCTTAATTTTGACTCCAGTATTCCGGTCACGGATAGCGACAGCATAACGGGCACGCCGTGGGCGCAACAAGTCAATGGCGTGCAATTTATGATCCCGATGCCGGGCGGCTTGATCGTTTTTACCGGATTGGGTGCCTGGCAGGTTACGGGCGCGGGTGGTTCCGCGCAAAACCCCGTTGCCATCACGCCGACAAGCCAGCAAGCTCAGCCGCAAGCTTTCAACGGTTGTTCTGCTATCTGCGCGCCATTTGTTAAAGATTACGATATCATTTACGTGCAAGCAAAAGAAACAAAAGTTAGAGACATATCTTATAATTATTGGGCTAACATCTATACAGGTTCAGACCTTACGGAGCTTTCCGGTCAGTTATTTGATGGTTATACGTTGTTGGATGTGGCTTGGTGCGAAGAACCATATTACGTTGCCTGGTATGTAAGGAATGATGGAGTTTTGCTGTCATTGACTTACGTCAAAGATCAGGCCGTTTATGGTTGGGCTCGCCACGACACTAACGGGCAATTCTTGTCAGTGGTTTCAATCGAAGAGCCGCCCGTTGATGCCATGTATTGTGTGACAACCCGATCTCCCACGACGGCTCCAAATGGATCATATTATTATATTGAGCGTATGAATAACCGCTTGTGGAACGATGTAGAAAATTGTTGGTGCGTCGATTGTGGGCTTCAGCTTGCTATGCCGACCCCAAACGCAACTTTGCTGGCTGGCGGCACAAATGGAAGCATTAGTTTTTCAGCGACTGCGGGGGTTTTTTCGTCATCAAGCGTTGGTTCGGTTATTAGAATGGGCGGCGGAATTGCCGTCATTACGTCATATGTCAACCCGCAACAAGTTTTTGCCAACGTGCTACGCCCCATAACGGCGATTGTGCCTAATTCCAACCCCGTTGCGGTGTTGCCTCAACCGGCCGGAACTTGGAGCCTTACGGCTCCGGTTTCGACCGTTTATGTTCCACACCTTCAAGGATTGACCGTTACGGGGCTGGCTGATGGGGTGGTGATACCGCCGCAGGTGGCTGGCGCAGGTGGGGCCGTGACGTTGCCGTACCCAGCCACAAACGTGATCGTTGGGTTGCCGTTTCAGGCACAGTTACAGAGCGTGTATCTCAACACTGGACAGCAGCCGACCAGTCAGGGGCGCCGCAAAACCATCACGGCCGTCACGGTGCGGTTGGATCAAAGCAGCGGCGTTCAGATCGGCACCAATCAGCCTGACGGCGGCGCTCAGGCGCCTCGGCAAGTTCAAATGACTTGGACCGGAATGCAACAAGTTCCACAACAAGGCACGACTTACGTTTCGGCGGGCGCGGCGACAGTTACGAACCTGTTTACCGGAGATGAGCGCGTAAACGTTGGAGCAAATTGGGCCAAGCCTGGACAAGTCGCGGTGCAGCAGTTACAGCCTTTTCCGATGTCCATAACGGCTTTAATTCCCGAGTATCTGGAAGGTGACACGCCAGAACAAACTTACTCTCCCCAACAGCAGCGCGATCCGCGTGAGCGGCCTCCTGGCCCTGGAATGTGGATGTTGCGCGGATGAGCCGATACGAGATTGTCCCGGCAACGCTGGAACACATGCGCGTAATGGCGCGGATTATGCGCGAAGCAGATCGGGCTGAGGTGGAAGGTGTCGGACAAGTGCCCCGACATTTACTCAATCTTTTGTACCGCAATTCTACGCATCGCCATGCAGCGCTGGTCGACGGAGATTTGGCAGTCGTGTGGGGCGTGACGGGTGCGGTTTTAGACGATGAAGGGATGGCTTGGCTTTTTAGTGCCCCGGCAATTGAACGCATTCCGATATCGTTCTTTAAAGAAGCAAAGACTTGGTTATGCGACATTATGAAGAAAAAACGTAAAATATGGTCTAGCGTTGCGGTGTTTCATCACCAATCAATCCGGTTTTACACTATGCTTGGTTTTAAGTTAACCCATCCAGTTGAATGCGGCCCGCGTAAAATGATGTTCCACGATCTCATTATGGAACGCGCCTGATGGCTTTTGCTCCCGTAGCCGCGCTTGCGCTTGGAGGAATTGGCGCAGCCACGAGCGCTTACGGTGCAATTTCAGGAGCCAACGCCACTGCGGCCAACGCCAATTATCAAGCTCAAGTCGCCCGTAACAACGCCATCACGGCAGCGCAGAATGCTGAGTACACGACGCAAGCCGGGCAAGAAAAAGCGCAGCAAAGCAGCCTTCAGGCTCGATCTCGGTTGGGTGCTGTTACGACTGGATTGGCCGCAAATGGCATTGACGTAAATTCAGGTTCGGCCGTTGCCGCGCAACAGACGCAACGTGAAGTCGGAACGCTTGGCACGCAGCAAGTTGTGGATAACGCTGCTTTGCAGGCTTACGGGTATCGGACACAGGCGACGAGCGACACTGCGCAAGCCACATTGGACACGCAAGAAGCGCAGCAAGCGCCGATTGCTGGCGGCCTGAGTGCTGCTGGTGGGCTGCTTGGTTCTGCGGCAAGCGTGGGTTCAAATTACGCTATGTTGCAAAGACTTGGAGGCGGCTTTAACAACGTCTCGGGCGGGATAAATTCGCTTGATAACGTTGCTATGGGTAATGTATATTAGTGGCGCAAGTCCCCGTTCAGGTTACGCCGCAGACCGAACCGCTTGCGACGCCACCCCCCGACTATCAACAAATACAATCAAGCCCGGCTGATTTCGGTGGATTAATCAGTCAGGCGGCCGACAAAGCCGGGCAAGAACTTCAACAAGGAAGCCAAAAACTTTTTGGTGAGGCGATTGACCGTCAACAGCTTGTCAATAAAGTAGCGGCTGACAATGCCGTTAATAATATTCAAAAAAATTATAATGATTTTCAGCAAAAATATTTAAGCCTTCAAGGCCAGGATGCCACTAACGCTTGGCCTGACGTTAGTAAATCTTTAGAAAAAATTCGCACTGATGCTATGTCGGGCCTTAATAACGATTATCAACGCCTTATCGTTGATAACGATTCTCGGCGTTTGCAAAATTTTACAATGAACACACTTGCTAGTCATTATGACCAGCAGCAAAAAAGCAACGTCTTGGCCGTCAACCAAGCGATGGAGCAAAATCAGCTTGATGACGTGGCGGCAAATTGGAATAACGACGAAAAGATAGAATTTAACCGAGATAGAATGCGCAACGCTGCCGTTCAGTCGGCGCATGTTGTGCATGGTGAGAGCATGAGCGCCGATATTGCGCAACAGGCTATCGCGCGGGCCGATTCTGAAGTAACGCGCACCCGCATCTTAACTGCAGCGGATCATGATCCTGATTACGCGATGAAACTGTTTCAGCGTGATCAAGGGCTTTTAAATCATCAAGATTTTTTGACAGTTGATCAGCATCTTAAAGGTATCGGGTCCGATGCCATTGCGGCCGATTCGGTAAACCGAGCGATGGGGTTGCCAACAAGCAGCGGCTTAGCGCCCGGCATCGCAGATGCTATTCATCAACAAGAAAGCGGTGGTCGCGCTACATCGGCAACCAGCAGTGCTGGTGCGCAAGGCGGTTGGCAGGTCATGCCGGCAACGTTTGCCCAATATGCCAAACCTGGCGAAAGTATTTCCAATCCGCAAGACAACGAGGCGGTTGGGCGGCGCATTATTAGTGACTTATCACAGAAATTTGGTGGTGATCCGGCGCGGGTGGCAGTTGGTTATTTTTCTGGCCCCGGAAACGTAGCCCCACCAGGCAGCCCAACGCCGTGGATTGCTGACAAAAAAGACACGGATGGAACAAGCACTTCGTCTTATGTGCAATCCGTTTTGAACAAAATGCGCAACGGCACATATGGGGCGCAGCAACCAGAGCCCGTGCCTGGCGCCACCCTGCAGAACACGGCACCGGAACTTCCAGATTATGCAACGGCTGCTGCCCGCGTAATGGCGGATGCCGCCGGGAATCCGGTTCAAGAACGCAAAAACCTAAGTTTGTTAAATTTACGCTATGCCACGCAAGCTAAGGCTACCAAAGAGCAATACGAAAAGGCTTCTGACTCTCTCGTTACGCAAATGCTAGACGATCCAACAAAAATCAATGTATCTCAAGACATCGGACATAACCCCGCATTTAACGCACAACAAAAAATTGAATTAGCAAACCTTCATGCAAAATGGACTGCCGAATACGCCGCAAAAAGCGGTAATAACGGTTTAAATCCAGATATTTACGGCCAACACATCACGGATTACGCTAAAGGGTTGTTTTCCAATGATCCAAACGACCCCTATCGGCTCACTGGAACGGACAGCATCATGAAAGCCGTCACGGAAGGCGGGATCAACGAAAAAGGCGGTCAGCTTTTAATGAATTGGTGGCGTGAGCGCGATGAAACAAAATCCCGCACCAATAACCAAATTGCATCATCAATGATGAATTACGCTGAACGGCAAATGCTTTACCCTAACGGCGAAAAAGAAGGGCTTGGCGAAAACCCCGATGGTAAAACGGCCTATCAGACAAAATTTTTGCCGGCGTTCTTGCAAGGTTACGACACCGTAAAAGCAACCAACAAACCAGAAGAAATTCAAAAATATTTATCAAAAGACAACGTAGATAAAATGTGGCAGCAATTTTGGACACCTACAGATCAGGCCAAAACTGGCATGGAAGATAATAAGCCAGACCCCCCGAATGCTCCACTGCCTCCTGTTCCGGCTGGATTAAATTCAGACGCTTGGAACACTTTGATGCGACAAGATATTTATACCGACAAAGGCATTCCATATAGCCACGCTGCACGCGCAATGGCATTTCAAAGGTTGATTTCTGATCCTAAAAAATACAGTGCTTCTTTCAATGCTCATTTTGCAAATGGTGCACTTAACGCCGATACTGTGTTGCAGATGTTAAAACAACCCAAT